GTGCTTGCTGGTTTTGGGAAACTAATAACTTAAACCAATGGGCAGATAAAGGTGACATCATTACACTTACAAAAAGAATTAATGGCGGAACTATTGGAATTGAAGACCGTAAACATCACTATGCTAATGCAATCAAAGTATTGAGTGCATAATGTTTATCTTACATTTCCTCCCTGATTCATATTTACTTTGGGCGGTTAATACAATCCTGCTACTCGGTGCTATCGGTACCGTAGCAGGATTTTTTATTAAGTTTATTCCATTCTTAGATCATTACAAATTATTGTTAAATATAATATCAACAATTTTGTTAGTTGCTGGTGTATATTTTAAAGGCGGATATGGTGTTGAAATGGAATGGCGTAACCGTGTAGCAGAACTTGAACAAAAAATAGCAGAAGCAGAAGCTCAGTCACACGAAGTTAATGTTCAAATAGAAACTCGTGTAGTAGAAAAAGTAAAAGTTATCAAGGAAAAAGTATATGCGACTAAAAAGATTATCCAAGAACACAAAGAGATTATTAACGCCGAGTGTACTGTTCCTGATGTTGCAAGGGTGCTCTACAACAGTGCCGTTAACAATGAGCTTCCCGCAGGTACCTCCATCCTTGATGGAGCCGGCGCCAACGTTAAAGACATTATCTCAAACTAAACCAGAACTAAGCGATATATTAGAAAATGCTAGTGAGAATTACGGTTCTTACTATGAACTACGAGAACGATATCTTGCATGGCAAGATTGGTACAAGCAACAAAAGAAAATATATGAGGACGTAAAATGAAAAAAGTATTAGCAATTATTATACTTAGTATGCTATCTGGTTGTGCAGCAATGGATGCGTATTTTATGGCAAAATTTGATCAAAACGAATATCAATTGATTAATGACGTTCGTAGCCTTTCTCAAATAGGCTCGGAGTTTTGTAGCAACCAACAACAGATGGTTCCTATTGTAGATCGTATATATTTAAAAAGTATTGAATTTAAAAACTATGCTGAATTTATACCAGAAAACAAAGCTACTATAAAATTATCAGAATCATTAATGGATTTAACTGAACCATTACATGTACGATATCATAAAACAGAAAAAATAAGTGAAGCTTATTGTAAACAAAAAATGGATATTTTAACAAAAGCGGCAACTACAATTGCCCAAACAATAGGAGGTAAACCACGATGAGTAGTACACAAGATATTTTAAATAGTTTAAGTGGATATGATACTGTTAAAAGTCACGCTCTTGCAGATGCAGCAGCAGAACTTAAATCATTGACAGAAGATTACCAAAATGGAACAATTAGTGCTTCAGAATATGAAGAATTGTTATCAGACATTTCTACGACAGGGATTATTGTAGAAGATGCAGCCGCACTTAACGCACAAACAGAATTAAACAAAATTATAAACACTGCAATCACAATTGCATCAACAGCAGCAAAAGCAATTTAAATACAAGGAACGTAAATGGAAGAAAACAAAGAGGATTTTATGACAAAATACTGGCGCCCAATGATGGCAATGACTTACATGGCAACATGTTTGTTTGACTTTATTGTAGGACCGATTTTATACAACATGTTGCAATATTATAACCCTGGACAAAACTTAGACATGTGGCAACCATTAACATTACAAGGTGGTGGTCTTTATCACATTGCAATGGGTGTTGTATTAGGTATCTCAGCACACGGTCGTACACAAGAAAAAATTGCTGGTCCGAGTTTACCTGATTTTAGCAGCTTTACACCACCGCCTGCAGCACCTGCTCCTGCGTATGCGCCTGCACCTGCACCGGTTTATACACCGCCTGCTCCTGCACCGGTTGTTATTCCAGAACCTGTAGTCGAAACAGCTCCAGAACCTGTTGTACAAGAAGCTCCTAAAGTGGCAAGAAAACGCCCTGCAGGCAAACCAATTCCAAAATCATAAAAGGAAACAATATGAAAAAACTATTATCATTAATTATTATTAGCATGTTAGCAGCTCCAGTTGCTTATGCTAATCATGAAGAAGGACACGTTGGTCCAACTACTAAAGAAGTTTGCAAAACTGTAAAAGGTAAGAAACAATGTAAAACTATCAAAGTTCATAAGAAGTTTGAAGGTAAAAAAGTTCCACCTAAAAAACCAGTTGTAAAACCAGCTCCAAAAAAAGTAGTTAAAAAACGTAAATAATCAAAATATTGACAGGTCAGTCTTAGTATAGTATAATTACTATACTAACTGACCTTTTATTATGAGAGATTAATCATGACAGACTTTTATTCAAAATTAGGTGTGTCGCAAGACGCATCACAGGACGATATTAAAAAAGCATATCGTTCATTAGCAAACAAACATCACCCAGACAAAGGCGGTTCTCCCGAAACCTTTAAAGATATCTCCGTAGCATATGACACACTAAGTGATCCACAAAAACGTCAAGAATACGATATGCAACAAAGCGGTCATCACTTTGGTGGCTTTGGCGGTGGACAACATTTCCATTTTGACATGAACGATATGTTTGGTCAACATGCACATTTTACAAATATGTTTGGCAATGGATTTAGACAACAACGTAACAGAGACTTAAATCTACAAGTTCAAGTAACATTAGTCGAATCGTTTAATGGAAAACAAGTAGATGCTACGTTTACGTTACCGAGTGGTCGACCGCAGACTGTAAACATTAATGTTCCTGCAGGTATTGACCACGGTGATACTATTAGATATAATGGATTAGGTGACGATTCGATACCTAATGTTCCACGCGGGAATCTTAATGTAACTGTACATATACTACCTGACCGTAATTTTAGACGAGAAGGAAATGATTTATATACAACATTAGACATTTCCCCAATCGAAGCAATGATTGGATGTACTAAAACTGTTAAAACAATAACAGGCGATACTGTTCAAATGCCAATTAGGCCAGGTGTTGAATCAGGAACAGAATTTGCAAAGGCAGGCGCAGGGTTTACTAATTTACACAGTAAACAAACTGGAAGATTTGTTACTGTTATTAAAATTGCTCCAGTATCAGTTACAGATCCTGTATTAGTAGCACAGTTACAGCAAATACAAAGCCAATTAAGTTGACATTATTATAAAATAGTGTATAATATAACTTTATTTAATACTACAAGGAGCTACTAATATGGTTGAACCAAGCGAAAAACTACAAACTATTTTTGACAAAGCTATTACTGCTGCAAAAAACATGCATCACGAATATGTTACTCTTGAGCATGTGTTGTTTTCGATGCTCATGGAAGATGAACAATTTGCTAATACTATTCAAGGGTATGGCGCAGACACTGTGTATCTTAAAAATTTAGTTTTAGATCATCTGCAAACTAAATGTCATGAGATTACTACACCCGAAGTAGTAGTTAAACCTAAAAAAACACAAGCAGTTGAACGATCATTAAATCGTGCATTTACCCAAGTGTTGTTTAACGGCGGACAAAAGATTCAGCCTGTTGATTTTTTCCTAGCAATGTTAGGTGAAAAAAGATCATGGGCGTTTTATTACGTATCGCAAGTAAATATTTCTAAGGAAAAATTTAACGAATACTTAGTTAACGTAGCCGACGATGACGATATTACTACCGAATCAGTTAAATCGTCGCCTGTTAACAATAAAGCACTTCAAGCTTACACTACTAACTTAAACGAAGAAGTTAAGCAGAACAAAATTGACCCAGTTATCGGTCGTGTTGATGAACTTGAGCATATTTCATTAGCACTAGGTCGTCGTAACAAAAATAATGTTATTTTAGTAGGCGATCCAGGCGTAGGTAAAACTGCAATTGCAGAAGGCCTTGCATATAACATCGTACAAGGCGCAGTTCCTGAATTTTTAACAGATTATACTGTTTATAATTTAGATATTGCTGCTATGTTAGCTGGTTCTAAATACCGTGGCGACTTTGAAGAACGCTTCAAATCAGTTATTAAATCTCTACAAAAGTTAGGCAAGTGTGTATTGTTTATCGACGAAGCACATATGATTAGTGGTGCAGGTGCATCTGGTAATTCTTCTAATGATTTAGCTAACATGATGAAACCTGCTCTTAGTAAAGGTAATATTAAAGTTATTGCATCTACTACATGGGATGAATATCGCAAACACTTTGAAAAAGATCGTGCATTGATGCGTAGATTCCAACGTATTACAGTTGACGAGCCTACACAGGAAATGACTTTGCAGATTCTTAAAGGTATTAAGAAGTATTACGAAGGGCATCATAAACTTAAAATCAAAGATGATGCATTGCAAGCGTCGATTAAACTTTCAGTAAAATATCAAGCTGATAAAAAGCTACCGGACAAAGCTATTGACCTAATCGATTGTGCATGTTCACGCTTTAATTTAAAACTTGCTGACGAACGAGTAGTTACTGAAGCTGAAATTCAATTTGAATTAGCTAAAATGATTAATATGCCAGTTGAGCAAATTATGCAAACTGAAACTACTGCACTAGTTACTCTACAAGAAAAACTTGAAGCTGAAGTGTATGGTCAGGATACTGCATTAACCGAAATTGTTGACAAAATTATGGTTGCACAAGCAGGCTTAAAACCAGAAAACAAACCAATCGGTAGCTTTGTGTTTATGGGTCCTACAGGTTGTGGTAAAACCGAAACTGCTAAAGCACTTGCTAAACATTTGAATACTAAATTATTGCGTTTTGATATGTCAGAGTATCAAGAGAAACACAGTATTAGTAAACTGATCGGTAGTCCTCCAGGTTATGTAGGTTTTGAAGACAATGCAGGGTTGTTAATTACACAAATTCAAGAGAATCCTAACGCTGTATTATTATTTGATGAGATCGAAAAATCACATCCCGATGTATCTACTGTATTACTACAGATGATGGATAACGGGTTTGTTACTGGATCAAATGGTAAACAAGCTGATTGTCGTCACATTGTGTTAATTTTAACTACTAATGCAGGTGCGCAATCTGCAGAAAAGAATCAGATTGGCTTTGGTACTCAAGAAAAAGACTACTCGGATGCAGATCTTAAGAAGTTTTTATCGCCTGAGTTCCGTAACAGGTTAGACGGTGTTATTACGTTTAATAAGTTAAGTAAAGACTCTATGGTTAAAGTTATTAACAAGTTTATCGATGAAGTACGTGAACAAGTTAAAGATAAAGGTATTCGTATTAAGATTGACAAAACTGCAACTAACTGGTTGTTAGAAAAAGGATTTGATCCTAAGATGGGTGCTAGACCATTACATCGTGTAATTGATAAAGAGATCAAACGTGATCTTGCTAAAATGATGTTGTTCGGTGATCTTAAAAATGGTGGCTGGTTAACAATTAGTGTCACTGATGATAAAATTGCACTTATTGCTAAACCGAAAACCCCTAAAGTACCTGCAATTACACTTAACAAATTAGAGATTGACCATGTCAGTGTATAACACTGTTAAGAAACTGTACAAAGGCGAGTACAAGTACAACATTGTACTCCGTCTTTGGAACGGGGATATATTTCGAGGTAAAGACAAACGCAAGTACACTCAAGAGTTTAACTATACTATGAATCAAGGTATAAAACCGAGATGGACGCATATAAAAGATGAATTTAGTTTGTTACCTCAAATATACGAATATATAATGGATATGGAAAATTTTGCAACTAGGTTTGAACAACCAAGATTGCATGTTTATACTAATAACTATGATGATATTTTAGGTTTAATGAACGCCGTTCCTGAAAACATAATCGTATCAATCGGTTTGCCGGCAGAAGGTTTAGAAAAAGGTATGGTTTACATGCCTGATACTCCATATGAATTTCGTGTTACATTAGGTTCTATTACTAATATTAATACAGAATTTGTTGAATGGGCAGAAGGTAATAAAAATATAAAGTTACAACCTCGTACTAAATCTAATTTAGTATCACCTGGCATTTATAATTCAGGTACTCAACTTTACGTTACTGGTGAACGCAATTTGTTGTTTGTACGATTGCATCTAGGCAACGTTAATTTAACTGTTGAGCGGATCCTTAATTAGTATAAATATACTAATAACCTGGAACATAACATGCGTATTACAGACTTACTTGAAAACGCTCACTTTAAAAGTGAGGAATTTATTAAAAAAACTAACGATGGTAACGAAATTGATTACGATTTAATTGACGATTTAGTGTTTTATCTAAACAATGACGACAATGTATATCGTCATCATTTACTTCCTACTATTCACAAATTTATCGATTTGCAAAAAGCAGATAAAGAAATTAAGTACACTATCTTTAAATCTGCAGTAGCAAAAGGATATAAAGAGTATATTAAACAATATCCAATCCGTGAATTGCCAAACACCATTGATTCTAAATCATGGAGAGCAGTTTGTAAAAAACTGTTCAACGACATTTCTAAAGATATGGAAGATGGCCATTACGATCACAACTAACATTTTTACTATATAGGTAACAATATGGCAGGAATTGCACACCCTGAAGATCTTATTATTAACGAAGGATCTGCAGGAGCTCACCGAGCAGTTAATGAATTAATTAATCTTTCAACATTAACTATTAAGTGGGACGGCTTTCCTGCAATAGTTTTTGGTAGAGATAAAAATGGAACTTTAGTGCTTGTTGATAAGCACATGTTCAAACAAGTTGCTAAAGGCAACCTCGAATTTACTTCAATTAGAGAATATGACTTAACCCGCAATATAGATCGCAATGATTTATGGGATAAGGAAGACATTCTCCGTCCTGCATTAGACAAGATAATTCCAAACATAACTGACACTTATTACATGGGAGATTTGCTATGGGTTAACACTCCTGCAAGTATCGGTGATTCGTTCGTCTTTAAACCTAACACAGTTGAATATAGAGTTAAACATACTAGTGATTTAGGGCAGTCGATTGCTAGCAGTATTGGTGGTATTGCAGTACATACATTTATTTCCGGATTAACTGCAGAAGATGAACCGATTACTGGTTTTGATGTATTTTCAGATTGTAAGGATATTACATTTATTGCAACTGAGATGAAACAGCCAAATGTTGTTATAAACAGCGTATTACTGCAAGCTGTACAAACTGCACTTGCTACACATTCCAGCGACGTAGATGCTACTATTGCTAAATTAACTGAGTTAAAATGTAAAAGTGTAATTACTGCAATGGGGCCATTTATCACTAGTATGATTAATAGTGAAGATCTCTCTATTAACATTGCTAAACGATTTATCGAATTTACTACTCCTCGACTCACACAATCTGCTCATTCTAAATTGTTTTTACCAAATGGGAAAATACGTAAAGATGTTTACAACGGTATTATCGGACTATGGGAGATATGGAGTGCAATTTCTAATTTAAAATTAGATATTAAACAACAAATTGACGAGCAACAACTATACAGTGCAGTACAACCTGTAATAAATAGTATTATAAGTCATGAAGGTTATGTTTGCGGGGCCGGTACTAATAAAATAAAAATTGTTAATCGATTAGAATTTAGTCGTGCTAATTTTTCTAAATATAAAGTATCTGTTGAAGAAATTGAAATAAAAAGTAAAATGCCAATGGCAACTTTTTGCTTTGGTAGAATGAATCCTCCTACAGTCGGACATAAAACCGTTATACAACAAACTGTAGAACTCGGAAAAGAACATGCATACATATTTGCAAGCAATAAGCATGATCCAAAAAGTGACCCATTAGAATATAATGTTAAGACTGAATTTATTAAAAAGATTCATCCTGATTATTCTAACTTTATGGTAACTGAATATGTTAGAGATCCATGGCAAGCTGCATGTTGGTTATATGATAGAGGTTACAGACATATGACATTTGTGGCAGGAAGTGATAGATTAGGTGCAGGTAATCTCAGTTTAGAATCTGCACTTAACAATTGGAATAGCGGCCCATCTCGCACATCGGATTATGCCCGCGGTCCGAATGGTAGGGAACATGTAGTATTAAAATTTGTTAGTAGTGGAAATCGTAAAGATAACACTAATAACGCTAGCGGTACATTAGCGCGTGAGTACGCTAAACTAGGTGACAAAATTAATTTCCAACTAATAACTGGTGTAAGTGAAGATATCACAGTATGTGGTAAAACACTATACGAAGCTACACGGGAGGGAATGAATGTACAACGGAATGAATAATGAAACGATATACAAACGAAGACATACGGGAATTCGAGGTTGCCGTAGAAGAAATGACAGCGATTATGCAAGAAAGCAAATTGCATCATGGTACAAGAAAAGCATTAAAAAATTTATCTGCATGGCCTGCATTGGATAACAATAACAATCCATATCATGCATATAGATTCGGTGTAGCATTAGCTGGATCGCCTAGTCGATCTATGGATAAAGAAGGACCGATCGGCGGTAACTTTGTTACCCTTGCATATACTGATGGCGATCAAGAGATTTTAGATGGTGCTGCAAAAAGCATCGGTGTTAGCAGCTCGTCTCTAGGTTCTTCTAAAAAGTCATCTGAATTAGATGACGTTCACAAAGTTAGTCCAGTTGCTAATAAAAAACGTAACAGGTATGGGATTTAAAATGTGAAACAGTATAGAATAACATCTGAGAATATACTACAAGACAGTCCTGATGACTGTTTTCTCGCATCTGATGATCCAATACATGAATTAAAAATTGCTCAGTATTTAGGTGGATTAGGTGCTGAAGCTAGATTACATGAATATCGTGTTAACCAAGCTGAACAAAAAGCGTTTAGTGACGAACGCGGTAAATATCAACGCGAAAACAATATCAAACCCGGAACACCTGCATGGTTTGAATTGTGGGGTAATAAATTATGAGAATTAGAGAAATTATAGTAGAATTTGCATCAGCCGGTGCAACTAGTTCTGCAAACATCGGCACAGTTGCCAATCCACATATTAGCCCAGGAAAAGCTAGAGGCAAAAAATCATATACAGGTAGCATGGCTACTGGTAGCGGAACTAAAGCACCTCCGCAACCTAAAGTAGTACAACCTAAAAATCCAGACGGCACTGCTAAAAATGGTGCCGATCTAAATGTCAGTTTATTTGGCGGCGGAACTATTAAAAGAGGCTAAATATACTATAACGGAGTTTACCATGAAAAATAGAAAAAACCTTTCGGAATTTGCAGGACTCGAAGTAGAGTTACCAAAGATTGAGTTACCAGAACCAAACTTAGACATCTCATCAGACGAATTACAGCATGACGGTCATAACATCGATGCTGACGATGAAGGTGCAATGATGAAAGCTGACTTATATAAGTTAGCAAAATATAGCGTTAAATTGTTCAAAAAAATTGAAGATCAAGATCAGTTTGAATCATGGGTTCAAGCTAAAATTACTAAAGCTGCAGATTATATTTCTTCAGTTTACCATTATTTAGAATACGAAATGAAATTTAGCGAATACGGCGATAAGATAGAGAATAGTGATATGTACTCAGAAAGTCAAAAAAGACAAATGAAAAATGCGTTAATGGAAGCAAAGAAATCTCTTGCCGCCCTTAAAATCGATCAAGCTGAAAAACTTGACAAATCTACAGTTAAAGAAGGCGTTGCTCACACATGCGGTGAATGCGGCGGAACTGGTATGGTAGAAAAACCACTTCCAGAAGCTACAAAACAAAAAGTTGAAAAATATAATCGTCAAGCTAAAGCATTCCATGCTGCTTCAAAACGTCTAGATAAAAATAACAACGGCATCCCTGATGACGAAGAATTTGAAGAAGAAATTACACCAGTTAAAAAACCAAGTGCAATTGCTGATAAAAAAGGTAATAATCCATTTGCTAAAAAAGACGAAAAGAAAGGCAACGGTGATGCATTTAAAAAAGAATTAGATAAAGAAAAATCTAAAACTACTAAAGAAGAATCAAGTGATACTACATCTGATGCTCCTAAGAAACCTAAAAAAGCAAAGTCTGAAACAGAAGAGTCTAAAACAGAAAGTTTTTATGGTGGTTCGATCTACGAACAATCTGCAATCAACCGTGCAAAATCAGAATGGAAGTCTGCTAAAGAACTTATGAAAATAGCAGAAGCTAAAAAAGCTAAAAAAGATTATGACAAAGATGGCAAAATTGAAACCGGTGAAGAAGAACACAAAGGTGCAGTTGACAATGCAATTAAAAAAGAAAAAGAAAAAGATTGCATGAATGAATCCGTCGAATTGCAACGTTTAAGAGAACTTACTTCAAGAGTAATTTTATAATTATGGATATGAAAGCAATTCTACAGGCAATGGATTCAGTTAAGACATCTGCTCCTATAGAAAATACAGACGACATGAAGAAATTCATGTCAATTGTTACAGAAGGATCAAATCCTCATAAAGTTGCATTACCTGTACAACTGGCAATGCAACATTATGCCACGCCTGTTAAAGATGAACTGTCTAAACCAGCATTAGCAAGACCTTCGTTACTTAAACAGTACATGGCTGAAGCATCTGAAGAACAAGAACAAGCACGTTATGCAAAGAAAGCAGAAATTAATCAGTATGCACAATACATTGCAAACAAAGTAATGGAAAATACAATACCTGGCCATTCGCCCGGATTTACCGGTGGTGTCGGTCCAGGCACGGAACCACAAGAATCTTTTAACAATCCTCAAGATGTAGTTACATTAGATGTTCCGTTGCTTATTCGATTATTTGAATATTCTAGAGAAGATGCTCAAACCGATATGGATTTGCATAATGTAGCAGACATGTTAATTAAGTTAAGTGCCACAGGTGAGGTGCTAACAATGGACAATTATGATCAGATAGTTGGCGATCAGCAACTAAT